ATATTGGGGTGGATAGATAATCATCCAGATGTTAAGATATATAGTGATGAGCTTCAACATGTATGTCCAAATTGTGGTAGCAAGTATATTCAGCATCATGGGGACATTTATACCAACTATCGTGTATATATTGGGTACAGGTGTTTGATATGTGGGCGAGTATTTAAGGGAAAATTAAAGAAAACAAAATAAATTAGGAGATTATATGGAAAGTTTAGAAGAGCAAAGAGCAGATGCTGAAGTTTTCACAGATGAAACGGTTGTGACACCGGAGGAGAATAATCCTGAAACTAATTCAAAAGTGTTTACTCAAGCTGAAGTGAACGAAATCGTAAAAAAGCGAGTTCAGAAGGTTTCTGAGAGAGCTGAGAAGGAGATTTCCGACTACAAGCAAATTTTAGAGCAAACGTACAGCTTTTTATCGATTGGTTTAAGCAAGGAACTAAGTAGTCTTTTAGATGGTATGCCTATTGAGCAGCGTGTAAAGTGGCTTTTTTCTAGGGAAGGTCGTACAGCTATAAGTGCAGACATACCTGAGCTAAAACAAAATAGAAGTATAAAGACAGACCAAAAAATCAATTATAAACGATTAGTATAGGAGGAATGATGGCGGACATCACAATTATTTCTGGTGGATTAGACACCAACAATGTTGGGCTTCGGTACAATGCTATGATTGCGGCTGAAGACATTTTGGCATGTGAAGCTGTGTACATTTCTGGTGCAAATAGTGTTAGTAAAGCTTCTAATTCTGTCACCACTAATGGTGAGAGCAAATTTATTGGTTTAGCCCCGAAGGATTATAGAGCTGGTGAACCTGTCACTGTGTTTGGTAATGGTAGCAGATTTAAATACAGTATTGGGATGACCCCTGGGGAATACTTATATGTGTCTAGCACAGCTGGGAAGCTCACAGACGAAGGTGCTGTAGGTGATAGACCTGTTGCGATTGCATTGAATAGCACAGACATTCAGATTATTCGATAATAGGAGGAAATAATAATGGCGACTTATGACAATTCAGATGTGCTTTCTTACAAACTAGGCACGAAGGAATTTGGTATTGACAACCTTGTAGATGCGATCATGCAGAGCAATGCAGCGTTGAACAAAGAAGCTGACGAGAATTTACGAGCTCTTGCAGAGAAGACCACGCAAGCTCAAGCTGTTTATGGTATTACCTACGGTATTGACAAAGGTGTAGAAGTTGATGAATATGGTAAAGCCCCGTCGACTGAAGACATTCAGTATAGTGTAGTTGCATTTCCTTTAAGAAAGTATGCATTTGCTGCTGGGTTTACTCAGGAATTTTTAAACAATGCGACTGCTGGTGAAGTTTTAGCGATTAATCGTAGAGCTCAGATTAGCTATAATCAGCGACTACTTCTTGAGCTTAAGAAGGCGATTTTTAACAACACCAATTATACTATTAGAGACCCATACACAAATGTTACTTTGAATGTTAAAAGATTTTTGAATGCAGATGGAGAGCCTATTCCGAATTCTGTTTATGGTGATACATTTGATGGTAGTGTGCACACGCATTATCTAGCGAAAGCCAGCTCTTCACTAACTGTAGCTGACATTGATGGGCTAATCAATCATGTAGTAGAGCATGGTAATACGGGTAGTGTGAAGATTTTTCTTTCGAACGCTGATAGAGCTATTTTATCTAACATTACGAACAGCAAATTTCAACCACTTGGCTTATCCATGCTAGTTTATGGGAATGAAGTGACTACTAAAGAAGCTAGAAACAAGCCTGAGATGGATAATCAGTTACTTGGTTATTGGGATGCTGTTGAAGTTTGGACAAAGCCACTAGGCGTTCACAACTATCTATTATGTGTTGATACTGAAGCTACTGAGAAGCCTCTTGGGTACAGAGTTCCTGAGCGTGGTGCTGGATTTAGACTAGCTTCAAGCATTGATGCATACCCACTTGTAGCTGACAATTATGTAGCTTCATTTGGATTTGGGGCATTAAACAGAACTGCTGGTGCTGTCATGTATATTGGTGGTACTACCTGGGTTAATCCCGTGTTGCAGTAAACGAGTACAATGGATAGCAGCGGTTGTGGTTTTCTCTCTCTCTCTTTTACACAACCGCTGTATCCTATTTTGGAGATATTATGAGCGCACTAGTAGAGCATTTAAAATTTACGTATAAAAGCATAGTTGAATACTTAGGGTGGAGTGATAGTGACATATCGAAGATCATCTCAACAGCTGAAGTAGACTATGGAGTAAGTTCCGAACTAACTGCGTATAACAAACTAGGAGTTGAAGTTGAGTTTTTAGAGTATGCTATTAAAGCTCTAATCTTGAGTGCTGATTTACATGTAGATGGGATGATATTATATCGACAGCAACTAATAGAGAATTGTCGAAATCTTTTAGACGAATTAAATGCTCAGTTATTAAAGCTTATAACTTATAATACAGAGTATGATGTAAAAGAGGGGAAAGATGAATACAGTTCTTGAGCGGGAATTAGTTGATACAGCGACTTTGTATAAAGTAAACAAATCATACATTGATGGTAAAGAAGAGCTTTCATACGTATTATTAGGAGAAATTCCTGTATTATATTTAGTGAATAAAGCCGAGATATTAGACAAATCTGGGCACAGAGTAGTAGAGTATAGTACAAAATTTCTATGTAGAAAGAGTGACAACGTATGGATAGGTGATAAGCTAGAGTATAAAGGGGTTATCTATTGTATAGAGAGTGTACATCTTGGTAGATATATAGACACTTTAGAGGCTCGATGAACCGTTTACGGGATATAGATTTTAGTGAAATATTAGAAGTAGCTGCGCACGTAATATTAAGGCAATCGAAGTTAAACACACCTGTAGATACAGGTAATTTACGAAACAGTCAATATATAGACAATCAAGGTGACAAAGTATATCTAGTAGTGAATGCAAAGTATGCTGCATATGTAGAGTATGGTACGGAGAAGATGGCAGCGAAGCCTTATTTACGTCCTGCGATAGAGGGGACGAAAGATGAATTTTTACGAGTTATGAAAGAAGAAATAGAGAAGAGGCTAGCATGATGGACAGAGAAATATACAATGCGTTAATATCTACTGGGTATCCTGTATATGGGTATATAGGGGAAGGTGAGAAAGGGATTGTATATTTACTTATCAACTTAGAAAATTATTCTGGGATGATGGGGAAAGAATACAAGAAGGCCAGGTATCAACTGACCCTATATAGCACTTCTAACAATGAATTACAAGTGATAGAAAGTGCTGTGCGTAGCGCATTAGATTACAAGAAGATAGATGGTATCCTATATTATCCAATATCTAAGCGAGTATTGAGCACGGATAATGGGAAGAGAGTTATATACATACTAGAATATTATTTATATGGAGATTAAAGAAATGGCTGAGACTACATTTGGTGTCATTTTAAAAAAAGGTGGTACTTCATTTGGTTCGATTACGAAACTAACTCCACCATCTTTTGAGAGTGGAAAAGTAGATGTAACGAACCACAGTTCTGGTAATTTTTCTGAATTTATGCCGACAAAGCTTATTTCAGTTGGTGAGATGGAGATTGAATGTTTTTCGAATTCGGCGACATATTTGAGTTGTGTTTCTGAGATGGGTGCTGGTACAGTTAGTGCATGGAGTATTGAATTTCCTGGGAATGCAATTCCGCCACTGCAATTTAATGGATTTTTAACCAGTTTAAAGCTCAGTGATTATGTTGCGGAATCACCTGATGTTCAGAAATTCATGTTAAAAATTCAACCGGCCGGTTCGATTGTAGCTTCTGGAGTGTAAGGATTATGAGAGAGATTGCGAACGGTTATTTTGTTGATGATAAAATTTACGTATTATCTTACATTACGTTAGTGGACAATTTACAAAAATTTAAGGGGAATATACAAAAGCAGATGGAGCTAATCTGTGCTTACATGGTAGAAGTAGTAAAAGACCGTGACGGCAAGCCTGCGTATAAACTTCCTGAAGAAGTTGGTTTAGAGGAATTTAACGGGTTTCAGCAGTATTTAGCTTCTCTGGGTTTTTCGAAAGACGCCGTCGAAAAAAAAAGTTAGAATTTGAGGGTACTCCTTGGTTATTTTTTGCTTACAGGTTAGCAAGCCATCTTGGAGTACCCTCAGTTTATGCACTATTAAGTCAACTAACCATTGACGACTTTTTAGGTTGGCTAGCTTATGACAGAATTCATCCACTAAGTGATTTAGGGGAAGAAGTGCGTGCTGCCAAACTACTACAGATTTTAGCTAATTTTGCTGGGAAAGATTACAAGATTAGTGATTTTTTGCCATCTTTTTACAATAAACATGAACCGCAGAGTATAGAAGACATTATAAAGAATGTAGAGTTAATGCGTAGTTATTTGGAGGTAAATAATGGAGCTTGAAGAGCTAAGGGTACCCATTATAGCTGAAGTAGACAAGTGGGTAAGCAGTTTAAAGTCAATAACAGATAGTACTGATAGTTGCATAGCTGACTTATCCAATTCTTTTGATGATTTAGGTGGGTATGTAGTAGATATTGGGGCAGTTGCTGCTGGGGCTGTTAGTGCTATGATAGCTGGGGTAACAATAGCGATAACTGGTTTAGGTTCGATGGTAAAGGACTTACTAATCAGCAGCAGCGAACTAGCTGGGAAATATGTAGATTTATCGCAAAAAGTTGGGATAAGTACTGAAAAGCTACAAGAATTAAACTTTATTGGGAATGCTTCTGGGGTTTCATTAGATACAATAACCAGCAGCATAACGAGGATGAACAGGTCTCTTGTAGAAAATAAAGATACTTTTGATAAACTTGGTGTTTCTATTACAGATGCAAATGGTAATTATTTAGATACAGAGGATATATTTTTCAATACTCTTCAAGCGCTTTCCAGGGTAGAAAATCAGACATTACGTGATGCGCTTTCGATGGAAGTATTTGGAAAATCTGCTACGGATTTAAATGGGATAATGAGTTTATCTTCGGAAGAGTATCAAGAATTAGCTGAGCAAGCGTTTAGACTTGGTGCTATAGTGAGTGAAGATGACATAAATAGTTTAGAGGCTTGGGGGGATGAACTTGGAATGCTTGGGGATGGATTTGAGGGGTTGAAGGCCAAATTAGCGACAGTTTTTCTCCCCTTAGGTGAAGTAGTGACTGGTCAGCTTTTATCCTACATGGAAGATATAAATGCAATAATTGAAGCCAGTAATGGGGATTACACGAAATTACTAACCGATTTATTAGCCTATTTAACTAACATATTACTAGAATGGATAAATGAACTGCCCAACATTTTAGAGCAATCTAGTGTTATTTTTACGCAGATTAGTGAAATACTTTTAGGGAATTTACCGACCCTTTTAGAAGCGCTAGCTGGTATTTTAGAAGGCATAATCGACTTTATAATCACATCTCTTCCCATGTTTTTAGAGATTGGGTTAAAGTTATTAGAGACGATTGTGAGTTCGATAATAGATAATTTACCAATGTTAGTAGAGGCTTCTATAAGCATTCTAATTCAACTGATGAACACGCTAACAGAAGCGGCGCCCATATTAGTGCCTGCGGTAACAGAAGCTGTGATATTAATATCCAACACGTTAATTGAAAACTTACCGATGCTTATAGAGGCTGGGTTACAGCTTCTACTTGCGATTATAGAAGGAATAAACAGTCAAATCCCTGTATTAAAGGATGCTGTACCGCAACTGGTATCCGCATTTGTAGATGCGCTTGTCATACTATTCCCGATAATTTTAGATGTTGGTGGTCAAGTATTAGCAAATCTAATTGCTGGGATGATGTTACAAACTACTGCTTTAACTGAATTAAGTGAAGAATTGATTGAATTCATAAAGCAAGGCTTATCTGATGGTTTTAGTGGGATTATAGAAGCTGGGGAGAACCTTGTAGTAGGGTTATGGAGTGGTATTGAAAGCAAACTATCGTGGTTAAAAGACAAAATAAGTTATTTTAGTTCTGGGATAGTAAACACATTTAATACATTATTTGGTATACAATCCCCCTCCACAGTAATGATGGAGATTGGTGATTATTTAGCGCAAGGTTTAGTAGTGGGGTTAACAGATGGGATTACTGGGTTAGACGGCGTGTTATCTTACTCATTAAAGAATTTACTAAAAGTTGACCAGAATGTTACTATAAACAACTTTACGAACACAAATGATACAACAGTTGCGACAATGCTACGATATTTACTAGCGAAGGAAAGCTTATGACTGAGAAACTAGAAAATATTTTCTTAGAATTTTATATAGATGGCACTTGGGTTGACTACTCAGATTATATAATAGATACTATTGAATACAGTTATGGGATTAGTGAGCCTGGAGTATCATCTAGAATTTCAGAAGTAGGTATATTTAAGTGCTTACTTAGGGATTTAGATATTAATCTAGTTGGGAAAAATGTTAGATTTTCGGCTAAATATTTAGGAAATATTCACAGAAAATTTACTGGGAAGGTATATCTTCAAAAGCGAAAGGTAACTACAGATAAGAAAAGTTATTTATATCTTGAGATACATGACTGGATTGAAGAATGCATTTCTAAGACATTTTCATCAGAGCTTCTGACAAATACAAATGGTGAATATGTAATGCAATTTGTTTTAGGGGACACCAGGCCAGAGTATTATGAGTTTGACCAAACAGCAGAAACATATGGAGCTGTATTTGATTTATCATCTAACACATCAAAAGCATTATCAGAATTATCTAAAGTTTGCAACAGTGATTTTGGGTATCTTTTGTTACGACATGCTGGAAGAAACCTTTTACGTTTTTATAACAGAAACTATAAATTTACTCAGGTAACCAAAATTCCGAGTGAAGATGGGTCTTATATTGTAAAAGACACGAACGATTCTAGTATTACACAGTTAGTATCTGAGGATGGAATTCCAATCATTGCTGATGACAAATTTTATACAGTAAACTTGATAGATGAAGCAGCAGAAACAGAGTATTCATTAGGTGACCAGATTTATACTGGGGTGAATTTTAGTATTTTACCTAGAAAAATAGATAATACTACGGTAAATTTATACACATTAAATAATCCTATTGAGTTATTACCTGAGGAGGAGAAATCTGGAATTATCTTCAGGTATACTGACCCACTTCAAAGAGCCAAAAATGTCGCCGGTACTGAGATGATAACACCCATAGGTACTACTGATTATCTTTTTAACACAATGGAAGATGGTTCTGGTGTAGACATTACTGGGTATCTACAAGTATCTGTACAATTTTTCTCCACACATGCTGTAGTTACACTTAAAAACAATGCAGTTACTACAGGGTATGTTACAAGCCTCAGGCTACGTGGAAAAGGGGTTTATTCTTACGACCTAATATCAAAAAAGATAGTAAATAATGACTTATCCGAAAAGTATAGTGAAAATATTTTAGAATTTACAGCACCATACCAAAATGATGTAAATAAATTAACAACATTAAGCACCAGGCTATATGATAATTACTGTAATGAGCCAGAAGAGAAGCTGCAATCTTATAAATATATACCGAACAAGAATATTTTTTTAATGCTCATTTATATTTATATAGATGTTGGTGATGTAGTCAGTATTCAAGAGGATGGGAAGGTAGATAATTACTTAATTAAATATATAAAAGTAAAAATAGAAAAAGATGGAATTATCTTTGTGGAGTATAAACTAGACAAAGTTATAGATTTATCTGACCCATATACTCCTTGGGTACTAAATGACCCAGAGAAATCATTATTAGGTATTAATACATATATAGGAGGATAAAAATGTCTTGGATAAATCCAAAAACGTGGGAAACAGGTGAGTTAGTTACCGCTGATAGCATGAACACAATTCGTGATAATTTATTAGAGCTTTGGAAAGGTACTGGAGGTGGAGATATTGAGTATTTCACATCCAGCACTTCAAAGCAAAGATTAGGGATTGGTGCGAATGGGTCAAAATTAACTGTGATTAGTGGTGTACCGGCGTGGAGAATTGGTACTGGATTTAGTGGCACAATTCCTACGACCAGCATTTCAAGTGGTATTCTAACTGATTTAAATATTACAGTTGAAGATTTTGATAGTGATAATTTTCATGTGTCTACAAATAATTATGTAACATTACCATTCATTGGTTTATATGCTGTTACTCTTTACGGTTATTTTCCAAATGGGTCTGACAACACCTTACGTGGGCTATATATTAGAAATGCTTCTAACGGTTCAGTTATTTTAGGTCAAACTCAGAAGTCAACAAATGTAGAGGCTCATTTATGTGTATCCGGAAACATTTATGTAGATACTGCGGGATTAACTGTAAAATTTACCGCACATCATACATCAAGTGGGTCATTAAATTTTTATGCGGGCAGAGTAGTAATTGTTAAATTATAAAGGAGAAGCTATGAGCGATACAATTAAAGTAACTCAAATGACGCTACAAACCCCATCTAAGAATGATTACTTAATGGGGGTTAACTCATATCCAATGAGTGTTAGATATACTGTAGAGAGTTTACAAAATGTTTTGTCAGACCCTTGGAGGCGTTTTGAAAGCACGGCTTTTTACTTTTCTCCAACTAAAATTAGAATTTCTAATGATTATACTAAATATTTTATAACTGGTACAAAATTAAAGGTAGTGCAAAATTCTGCTACAAAATATTTTTATGTTTTATCTTCACAATATACAGCAGGAAACACTTACATTAATATTTTTGGTGGTACTAGCTATGTGTTAGAAAATGCTGCAATTACATCTTTAAACCTAAGTTATAGCGCTGCTGAGTTTAGTTATTTAAACTACACACCAACATGGAGTGCAACAGGTGCGATTTCATTAGGGAATGGTGTGCTTGTAGGAAGAGTTTCAATTACTGGAAATACTTGTACAACATTAATTAAATTTGCATTAGGAAGTACAACAAATGTTGGCACAAGCACAAACTGGAAATTCTCGCTTCCTATTCCTTCATCTAGCAATACTATTCATACATTAGGAACTGCTATAGCCAGAGATTTAAGCGCAAGTACTTTTTACTCTTATACTCCATTTATACTTAATAACGCCGTAGATATACAATATTTTGTAAGAAATTCAATCGATACAAATTATGGAATTTCTTACAATACGCCATTTACGTGGGCAACATCCGACCAATTACTGATTAATATTACTTATGAGATTTAAAATATGGAAGATAAAGACTTACTTATATCACTTAATGAAAAAATAGTAAATTTTATTGCAAAGGTTGATAAAATCTTAGATGACCATGAATGTCGTATTCGTCAACTAGAGAAAGATAGTTTTGAAAACCGTCAAGTATTTATAGACATGAAGCAAGATGTTAAGCATTTAAAAGACAAATCAACCTTATGGAATTTAGGTAACAGTATAGCGGCTGGAATTGCTGCATTATTTTCAACAATGATGAAATGAGGCTAGTATGAAGAGAAAATTAAACTACACAAAAGAAGAAATTATAAATGCTGCTAGGAAAAGTAACGGTATTCTTTCAAATATGGCGACAATATTAGGTGTCACATATGTAACCGCTAGAAGATACTTAGATAAATATACAGAAGCGAGAGATATATTTAATACTGAGCGAATAAAACTTCGAGGAAAAGCGGAGAGTTTACTAGCGGAAAAATTAAATAGTGGTACATTTGATTTAAAGACCATTTCTTATGTGCTAGCGCATATCAAACCTTATCACGATTATTATGACGATATAGAAGATTTTTCAAATGTTAGTGATGAGGAATTAGAAGAATATGAACAGATTGAACGCAATAATCTCTGAAAGATGCAAAAGAAGTTTTTACTATTTTGTAAAAGAATTTTGGGACATAGTAGAGCCTGGGTCAGAATATAAAGACAACTGGCATATAGAGCTAATTTGTAAATATTTAGAAGCAACTGTTGATGGTAGAATAAAAAATTTAATTATAAATATTCCACCAAGACATATGAAAAGTTTATTAGTGGGTGTTTTCTTTCCGGCATGGGTTTTTATACGACATCCAGAGAAAAAATTCTTATGCGCTAGCTATTCTGCAAATTTAGCAATCCGTGATAATGTCGCTTGTAGAAATCTAGTTTCGTCCTATAAATATAAAACTTTGTTTAGACATGTTAAACTAGTAAAAGACCAAAACCAAAAGCATAAATTTCAGACAACACAAAATGGGTTTAGAATGGGAATAGGGGTTGGAGGTGGGGCTACAGGTGAAGGTGGTGATTGGATTATTGTAGATGACCCAATAAAAGCAGATAATGCATACTCAAGCAAAATTAGAGATAGTGTAAATTTTTGGTGGGATAATACAATGAGTACACGATTGAATGATCCAAACACAGGTGTAAAAATAATCATTCAACAGCGACTGCATGAAGATGATTTAGTTGGTCATATTCTAAAAACACAGCCAGATAAGTGGGAAGCACTTATATTACCCTTTGAGTATGAGGGAGAAAGATATAAATCTTCAATTGGATTAAATGATAAGAGGAGCACTTACGGTGAGATTTTATGGCCAAATAGATTTGATAGGCAAACGCTAGATGAGCTAAAAAAAAGTATGTCCTCCATTGGGGTAGCTGGTCAACTTCAACAAAGACCTTTTCCAGAAACAGGTGCAATCTTTAAAAAGGAATGGTTTAAACCCTCTAAAAATAAAAATTATATTGAAAGATTTATGTCCTGGGATACTGCGTCTACTATAAACGTCTCAAGTGCATATTCAACATGTATTATTGGAGATGTAACAGCAAGTGGCGAATTAATTATTCGACACGTCTATAGGGATAGATTGGAATTTCCAGATTTACTAAAAAAGATTGACAATTTAGCTGAGGAATTTTTTGTTGACCCTTCTAAAGATTTTTCAATTGTTATAGAAGATAAATCCTCTGGGACACAATTACTTCAAACAATCAAAAGAAATTCCAAATATTCCCCGAATGTGTTTGCTTTTCAGCCAAAAGGAGATAAAGTTAGTAGGGCTATGATTGCATCTGTATTTTGTGAAAATGGGAAAGTATTTTTTTCAGAGACTGATGAAGATTGGTTAGAGGTCTTCAAAAAGGAGTTATTCAGCTTTCCAAACTCTTCTTATAGAGACCAGGTTGACGCATTTACGCAGTTAGTCTATTTTACAAAGGAGTTTTTACAATGATTCCAAATTATACATTATTGAATAATTTATATCAAAATGATAAAAATTCACTAATTAGAAATCCAGTCTACAGGGCTGTTGAATTTTATGTGAACCAGGTTTTAGACCCAAACCGAATTACTTTAACTAGTGATAATGAGGATTTTATTAAATTCTGTAAGGACACACTTCAGACATCCAATTTTTCACAAAATAACCCAAAATATCTTAGGGAATTAGCACTATTTGGTAATCTTTTTCTAAAGGTTGTAAAAACCAATGGAAAAGTTTACTTTATCTCTATTCCCCAAGAGAATATCACTAATTTAGAGGAAGATAGCCGAGGCTACATCACAGAGATTGAATTCTTTGTGACTAACGCAGATAATACTTACTCTATTGAACGATGGAGTAAGTCTGAGCAATTCGCATACTTTTATTACTCCAGAGTAACCCCTAAAAGTGATGAAAACCCAGATACATTTCTTCAGTTGTCGCAAATCGGGATTGATTTTATTCCGATTGTTCACATTAAATTTAAAGAAACTGACACATTATATGCGTCTGGGTGTGTTTCATCTGTTATCCCTAAAATTATTGAGGCTAATAAACTTGCTGCTAGATTGCATGAACTACAATTTAAACACAATGCACCTATATGGAAGCGTATATCAAACACCCTCACTAGGGACGGCAGTAAAAATGCTAAAGTTATTAAGTTTTCTGACGAGACTATTATTAATCTTGCAGAAGGAGAAGATTTCACACCAACAACCCCAAGTGTAAATTATGCGGATGCTTTAGCTATCCTTCAGGCAATGGAACAAGAGGTTGAAAAAGATTTACCAGAGCTTCGATACTTTGAAATTAGTGATACAGCCGCCAGTGGTAAGGCGATTAAACTTTTATTTAGAGCAGCTATAGATAAGGCGAAAGAAGTTAGAATAAATTATTTATACGGGCTAACTAGAATTCTTCAAATTTGCGCTACAATCGCTCAATTTACCGGATTGAGCGATTATCTAGGAGAATATCCTGATGGGCTTAAATTATCTATAGATGTTTATGAAAACGATTTAGTAGATGTTGCGGAAAAATTTGAAATTCTTAGCAAAGCTGTTAATGGTAATATTAATCCAGAAATTATTATGAATGCTCTCGGGTTTGAACCAGCGGAAATTGCTTCCCAGCTTGCATATATGAGTACTCAAAATAAGTCAATCCTTTCAATTCTAAAAGATGAACAATGAATATTTATAGTCATAATTATTATAATCTGAATTATTATAATCTGACTTTCAATTCTAAAAGATGAACAATGAATATTTATAGAAAATTAGATAAGTTAGAAGAAACAGAGTTAATTCTTATCTCTAGAATAATTAAAAAAGCTTTTGAGAGTGGTGACACCGCACCAGAAAAAATATCAGCGGATGTTACAAATGTCATTTATTCATATACTCTATTATTTGGATATTTGGGTAAATCTAATACTGAAAGCCAGATAGGAATAACACTTCCGCTGCAATCTTTACTTGATTTATCTTCAGAAAAAGGGGTTATTTATAATCTTCTATATGAAAAATATAAAAAGTATGAAAAAATTATTGAAAGATTGAATAATTCTATCCTGTCTGGAAATAATCCAAGAGAATTGGCTTATGATATAAAACGTTATACAGACTTATCTACATACCAATCAATGAGAATTGCCAGAACCGAACAAATGCGGGTGTATAGAGATGTTTCTAAAAATACTATGAAATCCGCTAATATAACACATTGGGAATGGCTATCAGAACCAGACGCTTGTGATACATGCAAAGATAATAACGGAAAAATTTTTCCAATATCTGTAGACATGAATACTCATCCGAATTGTCGCTGCACAATGTTACCAGTTTTATAAAAATGATCAATTTTTGATGCATTTGTGATATAATTAATAATAGAGATACAAAATCATTGTGTCTCTATTATTTTAATAAAGAGGAGAGAAAACAAATGGCATCATCATATCAATTCATCAAATTCCCAACAGCGCTTTTATATCAGGAGGATATATCTGCATCTGAGTTAGCAATTTTATTAGCGTTATACTCTTTTAGCAATGATGAAAATTCTGTCTGGCCAAGCCTCGAGACGCTCATAAAATTATCTAGGGTCAGCAGAAGAACTGTGATTACTGCACTTAAAAAGTTTGAAGATTTAAATTATATAACAAAAATAAAGAGAAACCGATCGTCATCTATTTATAAACTCAATCCATTTATCGAGAAGCAAACCCATATATCTTTTTCAGAAAAACCGGTAGATACATCTTGTATTATACAAGAAAAAGATTGTACAGAAAAGCAAGTGAAAAAATTAAGAGAGGATGTAGACGCCTTGATACTAACCGTGAACGCTCTAAAGCTAGCTGTAGA